CGCACGCTCAGGCGTAGGGGCTGCGCTTTTAAGACAAGCAAAGCATCCGTTTCCACCGCAATGAGCGCACGTGGTATCAAAAGTGCCGTCATAGTTGAGCGTTGTTCTCGGCCCCACCGGCTGCGCACGCTCAGGCGTAGGGGCTGCGAGATAGGCATCAACACATACTTTTGCATCTTGAGTGGAGAACCCCGCCCAAATGTCAGCACTAGCTGCAACCGCGTCCGCAGCAGCATGTAGCGCTTTCCAATTCGGCTGCGCCTCACGCGGTGCGCACTCGGCTTGCGGGGCGTCATCATATAAGCCGAGTCGCTCCTGTTCTTCGGTGAGCCGTTGCAATGCCGCCTCACCCTTGCCGCCATCGGCGCGGGACGACAGCGCTTCGTCCCATCCAGCATTGAAAATGTCCTGCAAATCCATCCAGCCGCGTTCGTTGTGGATGCGCCTGAATATCGCCTCCCGCTCCGCATCGTCTGCCGCGCGTTTGTTGTCTGTCATTTCCGCTCCTTGTATGTCCGGCGCTATGCGCCACAGTGTCTGTCTGCTTTGAGTACGACCGAGGCGCTATAACCTGGCTCGGTCGTGTTCGAAGATGGCGGCCACGTATCGGGACGGGCGTAATAAGAAATGGTCTCGCGTGTGCATGTGGTTTCCTTTCCGTTGTTTTTTATGTGTGATCCAACTACAGGAGTAATACTACATTGGCAGTATCACTCACGCAAGCACTTTTCGACTATTTCCGCACGGTCATGCAAAGCGCTCGATGCCGCGCGTTCTCCGCTTCATAGCCAGTGAGCGTCGCTTTCATCCACGCGGGCGTTTCTCCGCGTGTCGTCTTGCGCTCGACTGCTTCCCGTAATGCCTCACCTTCGAGCAGGGCATATTTCACGCGCGCTTGGCTGGCGTTGCGCCACACGATGCCACGCTCGACGAGCGCATGCAGGGTATCGCGCACAGCAGCTCGCGGGCGGTCGTGTAGCAGGTTCATCACCTGATCTTGCGTGTATTCGTAGTTCTCGACCATCGCGGAGATCAGTTCTTCTTGCGAGACTGTTTCGGACTGGCGGCCAGCGGAAAATGCTACGTTTTTCATGCTGCTTCCTGTTGTTGTTCTATTCCCATCTTTGCCGCTCGGACTGGTTGCCAGCGCGATAGGGCAGAGCGGAACGTTCCAAATTTGAGATCACGCGGTGCGCCCGATTGGTCTAGCCATCGATGACAAGCGGCGCAACCTGGCACGGTAAATTCGTGCTTGGCTTTGATGCTGAGCCCTTTCCCATGTGCGGACTCGTTGCTATGGCACGGCACGACCGTTTCCCAATCTCCGCAGCAGACATCGAATACACGCAGATAGCACGGCTCGCCGCGGCACGCTGCCAGATACTTCGAGCCTTCCTCGACAGTCGGCTTCTTCGCTCGCCGGCGAAGCGTTGTCTTGCGATCGGCCAGCGCGAACGGCTTCGGCTCGGGGCGCTTGAAGCCTGTGCGTTTCATCGGCGCCGAGCGCTTCATTGCGCCGCCCACATCAACTGCGCGAACGGATTGAACTCGCCATGCGCTCGCACACAATCCTTAACCCGGATCCGTGCACGCATCTTTTCCCGATAGCGTGCGGCGTTGATAAGCGGATCAGCAGCGGGGCGCTTTGCGTTCTTTCCCTCGCCAGCCTTGTAGCGCGGCTTCGGCGCCTTCTTCGTCTCCGTCTCCAGCGTCGGAATCCACGAAGCGATATGGATAAGCTTCTCGTCTCGCAGACGCGCCAGAATGCGATATGCGGTCGTTAAATCGAAGTGCAGTTGCTCGGCCAGCATATCGGCCGTCATCAGGTCATACGGGCTACGCTTCGACTTGATGGCCTCCAGCACTCGGCGATGGTTGTGCCGGCGCGGATCGTTGATGTCGTATTTGTTCATGCCGCAATTCCTTCAAATCCCGGATCTGCCGCGATCCGAATGTCGTTGTCTGCCGCCCACGCTAACGTGTATTCCAGCAAGCTATTAAGCCGCTTGACGCCCATCTGCGCGCTTGATTCCCTGAGATTCACCCACTCTCCCTCAAGGCCTGGAACCATGTCTGCGCCGATCCCGGTCGCTACGGCGTGCGCAGAAATGATCAAAGTTTTCCATTGCGTCGGCGTCAGGCGTCGACCGTGGAACTCGGCTTGGCTTGCGATCTGCGAGAAAAGGCTGTGAAGCATTGCGTTCTGGCGGACGGTGCGCGTCGGCTCTTGGAGCACGAGGACATGGCCGTCCGGCCGGCTGTGTACCGCGTCTGCTGCCATGCGGCGGTTGCTGCGATTGAGGAAGATCGTCGTCTTGTCCATGTCACGCCCGCGCGATCATGATCAAACACTCGCCGCCTTTGACGATCGGACCGCGCGTGATGAACAGGTCATCGATCTGGCTATCGTCGTCGTACACGCCTGCATGCGTCAGGGCGTCGAGAGCAGCCTTGGCGAAGTTGTCGACGTCCATCCGGCGCTTGTCGCGCGCACACACGCGCATGGCGACGAACAGGCGCGCATCGCCGAACTTCATATCGTTGTGCTCGGCGACGATCTCCGCGACGCGTTGGCGGAACGTCTTGCCGGCAGCCGTTATATACATCCCTCTAGGCGACTTCCTCCAATAGCAGTTCACGGAGGGCGGAAGGGGAAGCGTGAGGAACTGTGCAACCCCGGATAACTCGTTTTGGCCTGTCATGTTGTTTTCTTTTCGCTACGGATAAACGCCCACAATTCCTTTTTCGCCGTCTCTGCCGCTTGATCGCCAGCCTTCTGCCGCACTCGCTCGACGATCTCACCGGCTCTCACGTACTGTCCGCGTCGACCGTCGCGCACTACTTCCATGAACGACGCGAGGCATTGCTCTTGCGTCAGCACCAGCAGACTCGCGAGTAGTCCACCGTCCTGCGAATCACGTAATGGCGCAGCAGGGGAGCCAGCCAAGGATCGATGCAGGCAACTTCCATGTAGGCGTTGGCTAAGATGGTGATTGAGGTGGACATGGCGGTTCTCTGGTTAAACGCGGATTTCGAGACGGTCTTTGACGATCAGGCGGGCGCCTTCGATTTCCTTGCCCGACTTCAGCGCCTTCTTCAGTTCGGTCTTGTTTGCTTCCGCCTTCATGCGCACGAATTCGAGCGGCAGAGTGGCGAGGTCGATCACTTCGACCGATTCGTCGCGGCCTTCGCGCAATGCGATCGTCACCAGCGGGTTTTCAATGCGAAGGCGCTGCGCGGTCTTCATGTTCGTTTGCAGATAGCCTTCCAGGCGCTCGGATCGCGCTTCGATCTTGCGTGCGCGTTCGACGAGCTCTGCTGCAGCATCGCGGATCATCTTCGCGTTGGCAGCCAGTTCGCGAGAGATCAGGGCGCAGCCGACAGCCTTCTTGTCGAAGTCTTCAGCGCAGCCTTCCAAGGTGTCTTCGATCGTCGTGTCGTCGAATCCTGCGTCCATCAGGTCGTTGCGGATCGCGAGCAATTCGCCGGTCAACTGGTAGAGCGGTGCGTTCATGTCGGTTCCTTGTTATCCGTTCACTGCATCGGTTTAGCAATAATAGCGCGAAAATATCCGATTACTGGATCACTTACGCATAAAATTTAGCTATTGCAGATGACGCCTCTTAGTATCTTCCGCGTGCGCTCAAGCTCGTCGCGCTCGCGCAGATCGAGGATCAGGCGAAGCGCATCACGGCGCATGGTCGACTCTGCAATGTCGATCTCAGCCTGGCGAATCTGCTCGCGGATGATGTCGAGCGGAACCTGCGTAACGGGAACGTGCTCGAATGCTTGCGCCCGAGCTGCAGCGCTGTCGATGTCTGCGAATAACTTGTTCATTTCAGTCTCCGATTGGAATGCAGAGCCAGTATTCGTGTTGTTCGTTGATGCGCTTGTATGGCTTCTCGTGATCGATAAGCCAAGTCGTGCGATATTCGATCAACGGCCAATCGCATCCTTTTAGGCCATACGCAGTATCCATCCGGCCGCGCTCACCTGGGGCGCCGTTAAACGTGCCATCCGGGTCGCTGAAGGTTGCAAATACCGTCATGTCGGCGTTGTGTCTGGCACGGATGACGGCGCATACTTCGGCGCTGGTCTGAATCTTTCTGTAATCGCTCATGATTGCTCCAGTTTGCCGCGCCACTCGAAGCCATTGTTCATGATGGCCTGTGCGCTAGGGTGATGTTTGCAGGACTCGGCGCCTTCCGGCGTCAATGCGGTGCGGCTCCAGCGTGAGCCAGTCCACCACGAATACCACTTCACTAGAATGCCGTTCTTTCGTAGCCTTACTTCGTATGCGCCGACATGGGTCGGTGTGATGTGCTTCGGGAACCACTCAGTTACTGACTCCATGCTTTTCCCCTTGGGCGCCGCTAGCTCGGGCCAGCGGCGCGGTTGTCATTATCAAAATGGGATGTCTGAATCGTCGTCGAACTGGTCGTTTGCCGGCGCGGGAGTGCTTGCGCGCTGCGGCTTCGCTTGCTGCTGTCGCTGCTGCGGGGCGCCCCCTTCCGCTCGACCGCCAAGCATCTGCATCTGGTCGGCGACGATCTCGGTCGAGTACTTCTCGACGCCTGCGTTATCCGTCCACTTCCGGGTGCGGATCTTCCCTTCGATGTAGACGGAGGAACCTTTCTTCAGATACTGGTTGACGATCTCTGCCAGCTTCCCGAAGAACGACACGCGATGCCATTCGGTCGTCTCCTTCATTTCTCCAGTGGCCTTGTCCTTGTAGCGATCGGTCGTCGCCAGGCGAATGTTCGAAACGGCGTCGCCGCTCGGCAGATACTTCGCTTCCGGGTCGGCGCCGAGATTGCCGACGAGAATTACCTTGTTCACTGATGCCATGACGTTTCCTTATGCGTGGGCGGGTTCAAGAGCGGCCTTGCGCTCGTCGTATTTGGTTTGGAGTCGGGTGCGCTGCTCGGCCGTCGCGCGCTTCCATGCGCCGCCGAAGATCCCCTTCAGTGCCTCCAGGTCGTCGGCGTCGTTAAGCGCGGTGATGCAGTCGACGATCTCGCTCTCGGGCATCGCCTGTGGCGCTGCGGGCTGCGCCACCGGCTTGCGCGCTACCTCGTGCGATGACGCGTCGGCGTCGTTGTCGCCTTCAGTCGGGATGGCGAAGGCTTGGAACGCTGCGTACTTGTAGGCGGCCGACATCGCCTTGTTGCTGCTCTTGTCGCCCGAGTCCATCGCTTCGCCGACGGTTGCTACCGTGTGCTTGCTGCCGTCGATCGCGCTCACGAAATCGAACTCGACGTGAACGACCGTGTAAAACAGCGTCGTGCCTTTCGCGTTCGTCTTTTCCGTCACTTCGCGGCTGATGACGCGCGGCAGAACGCAGAGCTCGTGGCGGGCGAGCAGGGGAGACAGGACGTTGTAGACGTCATCGATGCCGCGGAAGTTATAGCCTTGCGCCTGGTTCCGGTTGTTCTTCGCGATGCCTTCGTGCGAAAGGTCAAAAATCACACGGCAGATCGCCGAGTACACCTGCGGGGTTTGATTGGGTTGGCTCATTTGCGCTCTCTAGTTCGTGCTGCTCGTGTTCTTCGGATTCAATCTGCTGCTGCCACTCGGCGCCCGCGCTCACTGGAAGGCACCTAGGTTCTGCGCTGCTGACCACGCTCCATAACCAAGCGTGATGACAGCCGCGATCAACGTTTCAATTACGGTTCGCATGGCTGATCTCGTCGATCTGGTCACGCAGGACGCGCGCACGGTTCACAAGGAGGGCGAGCCAGCCATCGGCGGCGGCTTCGGGATACTTGGCAGCGAACACCGGCCATTCCAGGTCGAGGTTCATCAGAAGGGCGTACATGTCGGCGACCTTCTCGGAGATCTGCGACTGGCGGTGAATCTCGACCAGCTCGGTGATCGGGCAAAGGTGCTCGTCGCCGGCTTTGCGCAACTCGGCCATGAAGACCGGTTGCGGGATGCTGCCAACCATCGGATCAATGGCGGACAAATTTTTGCGCGCAACAGGAGCCTGCTGCGGGCGAAATGCTGAGATCGTGCTTAATAAGCCTTTACGCGCTTGGTTCAGAGTCATGATTCGGTTCCTTTCCGTTTTTGTGGTTGTGTGCTGCTGTGACTAAAGAATACGACGACAGTATCAATAGTGCAAGCGTTTATTGGATATTTTTCGTGCGTTCTGCCACATCCGGCTTCGGCGCCGGGATCGACCAGGCGCGCGCCATGACGTTGAAGAACATCCACCAGACGAGAGCGGGACTCATGCGACCTCCAGTTGTTCGCCCATCAGCCGCGCACGGCACAGAGCCTGCATTGCTGCCAGCGTTTCTGCGCCCCTGTAGACGCTCTCACGGTGTTTCTTGACCAAGGTGAACATGACGCCTATGCGCTTCTTCGGATCGTCGCCTAAGCTCTGTACGCGCCCCTGAGTGAGCATCACGCCGATAGATCGGCTGATGTTGTACATGCAGGTTCCGGTTTGGTCGGCGATTTCCTCGGGCGTTGCGCCGTTCGGCTTGTCGTCGAGGTATGCGGTGATAACGGCCATGCTCATGCTGTTTCCCCGTGGTTAGCGAACTCGCCGTGAAGCCGCTCGCGAAGATCGGTGAGGGCGCGCTTGGCGTCGTCGATGTTCTTGAAGCTGCCGGCACATATGCTGCGTCCGTTCACCGATAGCCTGGCGAGCCATGAGTTGCCGGCCGCATTCCACGAAACGCCCTTGACGCCGCTGCTGTTGTTTCGATATGAATTCTTGTTCATCGCGTTTTCTGAGCGCGAGCACACTCGAAGATTGGAAAGGCGGTTGTCTGACGTGACCGTATTAATATGGTCAATTTCTCCATCCGGCCACACTCCTCGAGCAAGAAGCCACGCGACTCTATGAACCGCATATCGTTTGCCGTCTATGGTTACTCTCAGGTATCCCCTACTATCGGCGGATGTAATACGCTGCCCGACGCGAATCTGATTCGACCTTTCCGCTTTCCAGCGCAGATCGCCCGTTTCAGCGTCATACTCGAGCAGGCTTGCGACGTAATCGCGGCTCGGCAACTCTTTGCTCATGCCGCCTCCGAATCCAGGCCGCCAACATCGCGCGAGAGTTTTCGGTGAGACTCCCAGTTGAAAACAACCGAAACGCCAGATTCTGAGAGGCGATCCATGAACCTCTCTCCCAGATACTCTTTCAGGTTCTTAACATCGAGGTTGGTTAGCAGAATGGTCGGTTTGCAGTTAAGTCGCCTCGACTCCAGCAGCTCGTGCAGGGTGCGTTGCTCGTCTTCTGTCCCGCGCTGAAGGCCAACTTCGTCGAGGATCATCAGGTCAATGCTTTCGAATTGCTTGAGCATCTGTTCTTCGCTGATCTCGCTCGACTTCGCCCATGTTCCGCGGATCTTGGTAAACAAGCGGGCGGTCGACGTGAAATAGGCGGTATGGCCGCGCGCCATCAGGTAATTGGCTGTCGCGCAGGCAAGGTGCGACTTACCAGTTCCCACTTTCCCCATTCCGAGCAGGACGGTTCCGGTCTTCAGGTGATCGCGGAAGTGTTCGGCAAACGCGAGAAACCGAAGGCGGGCGAAAATCTGCGCATTCGTGAGCGTCTCGTAGTTGTCAAATGTACGGCTGCGGAACAGAGCAGGGATGCCGGCCTGATCCAGACGCGCTTCGATCTTCGCCTGGCGCTCGGCTCGTGCCTTTGCTTCCATCGCAGCAGACTCGCGATCAGCATCCTCCTGTGAGCATGTAGGGCAGCGCTCGACGCGGATCGTCTTGAATCCAAGGTCGATAGAACGGATGGCGAACTGTCCGTGTGTAGGGCAGCTTCCAACTTCGGATGAAGTGTTTAACGATGCCTTCAGAGTATTCATTTCGGTTCCCTATTGTTTTTCTGCAACAGTCTGTAACGATGTGTATCAGAAAAGATCGGCCGAGTAGTCCATGTCGTTAAGACTCTTCGGTCGCTTAGAGGATACATTAGTTGGATCACTTGTGGGCGAGAAAAGACCCTGATACCCGTTTGCAATAGAGTGGTCGATCACACTCTTCGGGGGGATTCCCTTCGCTCTGAACGCTGCCAACTTCTCGATGCTTTTGAGTGCGCTGGTAGGAGTCATCGGGCGCTTCTTTTCCCTGCGGTGTTGCTCCCATTCGTCCCACAACTCAGGGTCGAGCCATTCGGGCAAAGAAGGTCGCGCAGCGGCCTTTCTCTGTGTAGTCTCTGTTGTAGTCTCTGTTCTATATAGAGGACGGTGTGGTTTTGCTGCCGCCGAAGGGGGCAAATTGCCACCATCAGAAGAGGGCAAATTGCCATCATCGAGAGATGCAAGAACGTCGTAGTCGATGCGGTAATACGTCGTCTTGTCGAATGCATTGCTGCTCAGGCATTCGCCGATGAGAAGACCGCTCTTCTTGAGGTTCGCGAGTGTCCGCTTGACAGTGTCTGCGGACCAGAACGGGAACTGCTTCTGCCATCCCTGGATCGTGTTGTAGACCCATTTGTGGCCGTTCTTCTCTACGCCAACACCGTCGATGCCAAGCCAGTAATGAACTTGCTGAACGACAATGGCTTCGTTCAGCCCGATCGCCACCGCCAGGCTCGGTAACACCTGAAGCGGCGCTTCGTTGATGAGTAACTTACTCACTTATCGCCCCGACCAGATCCAACGATGCGCGACGGCAGGTCACGCAGGCGCAGAAGGTCGACGACCGTCATCGGATCGCCGGTCACTTCGTCGCTCGCCTTCGCCAGCTCCAGCGCCTTGTGAACGCTCACGGCGGTGTGCTCGTTCTTGATGTTGTTCCAGTAGACCTCGCGCATGCCAATCTTTGCGCAGACCTCGCGAACTACCTTGCGGCCGTACTTCTTGTAGAACTCTTGTGCTGTCATGCTGCTCTCCCTCGTGTGAGAAGTTATGCAGCAATCGTATCATTTCGCTGACACAATATCAAGGAGAAGCAGCAATGATCCTACATAAGTAAGTGATAACACTAGGATTTTTGTGCACCGCGGTTGCATTTACGATTCTGATACAGCATTATTGACAGTGAGCGATACATAGACGGCAGACGTGTACGCAAGTAGCCAATAAAAAGCGCAATAGCGCACGCCGGCCAATCATCAGACCAGCGATTACAAGGAACCGTGATGTCTATAAAGACAATTGAGCAGATCCGCACCGAGAACTACCTATTCCTGTTTGAGCAGTTCAAGGAAGAGATACGCAGGAGCTGGCCCGGTGAGCCTGATCGCGGCATGCTCCGCAGGTTCGCTCAGAAGCTTGGAATCAGCCCCATATCCGCCTCACAGCACAAGCATGGCAAGGTCATCGGGACCAAGATGGCGAACCGCATAGAAGAGGCGCTAGGCCTCCAAGCGGGGTGGATGGACACAGACCATACAAAGATTGCGCCCACTCAGGAACAAGACGAGGACCTCGCCGCACTGCTGGACTCTGTTAGCGGGTTGTATCAGCAGTCACCAGAAGCGACTCGAGCGGCTCTGATAAAGGTGATGGGCGCTATCGTCACAGGAAAGCCGATAGAAAGCTTGGTAGAAAATGGCGGTAATAAGTGACTCCTGACAAACGGTTGACAGACCGAACAAAAATACTTCAGCACGAATTACCGAGTGGTAATTTAAAGAAACATTTTCCGGATCAAGGTGCCAATTTGCAACATTTGGCTACAAAAAATCATTGCAACCTGCATACGATAAGCTTATTGTGACGGTATCGCTTCTCTGACAGCGATCCCCAAACAATAGACAAGGCAGGCTAAAAATGACTGGTGTGCAACTTCTGTCCAGCGAGTCGATCGTAAATGCTAT